TAATATCAACATCCGTTTCAACTAAAATGGTTTTAGATTCATGTGGTAATTTAGGTATTGGAACGGTGAGTCCATCAACTAATTTAGATGTTTATAATTCATCAGACGCAGCAAGTGTGACGGTTTGTAATCTTATCTCTGCTGCTAACCCAACAGGAATATCAGAAACAATCCTCAATGTGTATAAAGGAAATGGATACGGAGCACAAATACAAGGTATAATAAATCAAACGGTTGGTTCAAAAGCTGCTTTTGTTTGTATGAATGCTGGTTCACCATCAACATTTATTGTATGTCAGTCATACGCTACTAATGGTGGTAATTTTTTGGTATCATCGCTAGGAACTGGAACAGTTTATTCAAATGGTGGGTGGATTTCAAATACAAATCCAAGTGACCCAACAATTAAAAAAAACATTACTTCATTAAATGATAATTCAAATAATATATGTGATATTGTTTCACAATTAAATCCTATTTCCTTTGAATGGATTGATGAAAAAATGGGAACTGGAATAAAGTATGGTTTTTCAGCAAAACAAATAAGTGAATTAATACCTGATATTGCTTCAACATTTAATGACGCAAGTGGAAATATTAAATATAGTTATGACCCTGTGAGTCTCATTCCATTTTTAACATCCGCATTACAAACGAAATCAAATAAAATTGATGAATTGGAAAATAAAATCTCTCATCTTGAAGATAAATCCAGTAAAATTGATGAATTAGAGAATAAAATAACTCATCTTGAAAATAAATCCAGTAAAATTGATGAATTGGAGAATAAAAACTCTCAGTTAGAACAACAACTCGCAGAATTAAAAAATAAATACGACTTGTTAGAAGATAATGTTGCATTGCTTTTATCCAAGATGTAATTAAGCAATCAAATGATATTAAGTAGTCTATAATAAAACATAAACGGATTCAAAAATGTATATATGTTGAATAAATAAAAAATTATTTTTATCAATTTTATTACATTCATTATAATATAAAATATTTGTATATTATAATATTAAATGCCTCCAAAAAAGAAGAAAGAATATACTGGCGGAGAGATTATAAATTATTATGAGGTCATACCAAAAGACCTTATCCCCAAAATACATAATCCAAATGAACACTTACACGGTTTTAAACTTCCATTTAGAATGTGTGTGTCTGCACCATCAGGCAGTGGTAAATCTAATTTTTTGATGAATATGATTGGATTGTTTTGTAATGGTAATGGAACATTTGGTGACATCACGCTCTGCGTACGTAACTCTGATGAACCATTATACAACTATTTAAAAGGAAAATCCGACCAAATACAAATCAAAGAAGGTTTACATAATACTCCCATACTCGATAAAATGGATAAGAGGATTAATCATTTGGTCGTTTTTGATGATATGGTATTGAATAAAGATCAGTCTATTATTACAAACTTTTATATAAGAGCAAGAAAGTTAAATTGTTCGGTCATATATCTCTCGCAATCGTATTTTGATATTCCATCTATGATAAGGAAAAATTGTTCTTATATGGTATTTCTAAAACTTGGAGGAATACGTGAGATTAAAGATATTATGCGTAATTTCTCATTGGACTGTTCAAAAGAACAATTATTAAACATGTATAATTATGCGACTGACGAAAAACTCTCTCCTTTTATTATCGATGTAGAGTCAAATGATGAAGATAAAAAGTTTAGAAAAGGTTTCAAAGAGTATATGTCGCCTGATGACTTTAAAGACGATGAAAATAAAGATTAATTGAAATTAATATAAACACAATTGTTTATGTGTATATTAATTATGGAAGAGTGGGTAAAAATAGAAGGATACGAAAATTATTCTGTAAATATAAAGGGTGAAGTAAGAAACGATAAAAAAGAGAGATTATTGAAAAGTTGTTTAAATAGTGAAGGATATTATATTGTATCATTATCTAAAAATGGTAAAGCAAAGTTCTATTTAATTCATAGATTAGTAGGAAAATATTTTATTCAAAACCCAAATAATTATTTATGCATAGACCATAAAAATGGAAATAGAACAGATAATTCAATTGAAAATCTTCGCTGGTGCAACCATTCGCAAAATAATAGAAATATGAAAAAGAGAGAAAATACAACGAGTCAGTTTAAAGGAGTATCTTTTCATAAACGAGATAATAAGTGGTTGGCACAATGTCATTTAAATGGAAAACAAAAATATATTGGATTATATGACACAGAAATAGAAGCAGCAGAAGCATACAACAACTTTGTAAGAGAGAATAATTTAGATGATTTTAATATTTTTAATGTCTTATAGTGGCATATTCCACAAAAGTCTCGAAGCATACCAACCTGCTGTCCCTTTCACATCGACATCCTTCTTATGCCGTTTTATATACGCCTCGTTTTTTTCATCGGCATATTCTTTCCCAAATTCTTTCAAATAATGCGGATAATCATAATAGGACGATGCTCCGATTGAAATTATTTTATTCGGCAAGAATACATCAATCTTCTTATTTTTTTTAGTGGACACACGTATCTCTACACCTAACTCTTTTGCTCTATCTTTTGTAAATTGAAGTATTTTATAACCCATAATATATATAAAGAGAGAATATAATTTATAATAATAAAATATATAAAATGACCGATATTACAAATGCACTAATAACGTCTTCAATATCAATCGGAGCGTATGGTCTATGGAAAATAATCCAACATTATCGTATCCATAGCGAATGCAGTAAGAATAATGAATTAGTGATTTCTGTGGTAGATATTGAAAAACCTGATAAACCTGTTGACATAGAAATGGAAATTAAGAAAGAAGTTCAAAAAGAAATAAATAAAAATCTCTCTATAGAATAAGAATGGCATTATCCGATAAACAGGTCTTTGAACTGGCGAAGAGAATGGATGTACCACTAATATTTTGCGACTTTAAAGATAATTTAAAAAAGAAGAAACTACATTACAATAAGTCCTATATAATTAATATGGAGGACGAGTTCGACAAGGAAACTGGACAACGAAATGAGGGCAGTCATTATACATGTTTCCAAGTTAATAAGTTCTCAAATGGAAAAACGATGGGCGTATATTTTGATAGTTACGGTATGCCTCCACCAAAAGCAGTGGAAGAGTTTGTAAAAATTAAACTGCCTCATAACAATAAACAAATACAAGGACGGTTGAATAATGCCTGTGGTTGGTTCTGTTTAGCGTTTTTACATTTTATAAACTCATCTGAGCATCGTTCAAGACACCTCCCATCCGACTGCGAAAACTTCTGTGAGATGTTTGATGACCTCGCCAACGACGAAAACACGCATCTAAAAAACGAATACATATTGAAACACTTTTTTAGATCTAAAGACCCTGCACTCAGAAAACCTATTGAAGTCGGCGGCGGTGTGACCCTCAATACGAATACTATAACAAGTGAAGACTCAAAAGAATAAACGCTTTTAAAAAAAGCGTCAGCAAAAATGGGGGTTGACGGGGTCTCCCCGTTTATAAATTAATAAATAGAAAATTATTATCTATCTATTAATTAATGACTGACACATTTAGGAAAATAAACGGATATAATTATTCTATAAATAGTTGTGGCGAAGTGAGAAATGATAAAACAGAAAAAATATTGAAACACGGCATAAATGGTAGTGGATACCCATTTGTAATTTTGAGTAGAAATGGTAAAACAACTTTTCATTATATTCATCGTCTTCTTGGTAAAGGATTTATTTTCAATCAAAACAACCATCCATGTATAGACCACAAGAATGGGATTAAAACAGATTTTAATATTAACAATTTAAGATGGTGTTCATTGTCAGAAAATATGAGAAATATGAAAAAAAGAGAGAATGGAACAAGTCGTTATAAAGGTGTCAGTTTCCATAAAAAAACTAATAAATGGGTTGTCGCTCAATACATAAATAGAAAAAAAATACATATAGGTTATTATGATGATGAACGAGAGGCAGCAATCGCTTATAATAATTTCATCATACTCAATCATTTAGATGACTTTAATATTTTAAATGTTGTATAAATGTATAATGGATAAAGTTAAAAAAGCGACTGGAATTATAAACACGGTTAAAAAGGTCATCTATGGTCGCAAGGACTTCCCTCCATCAGCAAAAAAGGTTATTGAGGCAAATAAAGACGCAAAAATAACAGGAGTATCTCTCCATCGACGTGTCTTGCCAAAAATATATCATTCTATTCTCAATATTTTATCTAAAGGTGAGACTGAAAAACTCATAAAAGAATCGGATAAAGATAAATTATTTCACACAAGTGTGTGGCTGAAACTTGATAATAAAAATACTATTTTATTGGAAAAGAATGAGGTTCTTGGAGCAAAACTAAATCCAAAAGAAGCAAAAGATGAAGAAACGTTGGATATTAATGCTCCTGAAAACCTAACTCTGAGAGAATTAATAGATAATACAAAAAAAAATATGGGAAATAAGTTCGCAACTTATTCTGCAAAAGATAATAACTGTTCCGACTTTATTATTGAGTTATTGAAATCTAACAACCTCTTATCTACACCAGCACACGACTTCCTATTCCAAAATAGCAAGAAGATTTTAGAAAGCGTCCCTGCTCTCAATAAAATAGTTCAACTTGCTACTGACATCGGTGGACGTGCAAATGTATTGATAGAAGGAGGAGAAGGATTAAATAAAAAAATATCTAAACCTATTAAAATGGGACGTATGAAGAAAGGGTCTGCAGAAGCAAAAGCGTTCGGAGCGAAAATGAAGGCGTTGAGAGAAGCGAAAAAAAAGGGTAAAAAACCAAAGAAAGAAATCAAGGAAGAGATGAAAGGAGAAGGTTTTTTTGATGACCTTGTGTCAAAGGTGAGAGATACGGCAAGTAATGTTGAAAAAGAAGTAAACAAATCTTTTGGAAAGGGTGTTGGCAGTATGTCCGCAGAGAACGGTGGACGTGGTATTGCTGAATCTCTCTTAAACACAAAAATAGCAACACAAGAAGTCAAGGAAAAACAAGGGAGGGGTATGAAAAAAGGATCTAAACAAGCAAAAGCATTCGGTAAAAGAATGAAGGCGTTGAGAGAAGCAAAAAAAATGAAAGGTTGCGGTATGAAAGACGAGGAGTCATCAAGCGACGAAGAAGACGAAGAGTATGAAGACGAAATCATTAAAAAAACACTTGAAAAAGAAATGAAAGGTAAAGGACTTGGTTGCGGTATGAAAAATGACGCATCCGCATGTTATATGCTCCACCCAGCAAGGCAATCTCAAGTCACCACAAATCCAAATCTCGGTATGGGTTTTAGACACCATTCTCACTCACATCATCTTGTGCAGATGCCTATACAAACACACCATATACCTGAACCCCCAAGTAGACAACCGGTATCTAATATTTATGGTTCAGGTGTCGCTCCACGTTCTCGCTCTTATGTCACCGACCCAACCCTTCTTGGTTAATTCTTCCTATTTTTAATCATCATTAATTAAGTGTTTAATTAATTATGATAAACTATTTAAAAATATCTTCTTTTGTATATATAGAGCCATGACTTTAGGAATATCAAAACCGGACAATGACAATTATACTATTGAATGCAACTTTGATGCTGACATACTGAAGGCGATGCTGAAAGACGACACTATCGCACAAGACGATAGAAAGATGCTGAAAAATATAAATAAACACAAGAAAAATCACAATACGATTATGGATACGTATACTTGGACGAATGACGGCAAGTATG